TTCAAAAACTATGTTAGATATTATGGAAACTAATCATGGTATTGGACTAGCAGCTAATCAAGTCGGAATAGATGCACAGATATTCGTAATGAAGCCTCATTTACTAGATGATAGAACTCCTATAACTATAATTAATCCTGAAATAGAAAGTGTAACTATCAATATGCTTCAAGGAAGAGAAGGATGTCTAAGTCATCCGAATTTATGGTTAAATGTAAAAAGACCTAGAGGACTACATGTGAAATATCTTGACATTCACGGAAAAGAATGTACAATAGAATTATACGATATAGATGCAAGATGTTTTTTACATGAATACGATCATTTGCAAGGCATAGAATTTACTGACAGAGTTAGTAAGTTAAAATTACAAATGGCGAAAAAGAAACAACTAAAGCTTAATAAAAAGGAAGCAGTATGGTAGAACCAAGCAAAGAGCTACAGTTAGTGTTTGATAAAGCAATTAAAGACGCTCAGAAGTTGCAGCATGAATATGTAACTCTCGAACATCTTTTATTTGCAATGCTTTGCTCAGATAACTTTTATAAAATCTTAGACAACTACGATGCAGAAGTAGCATATCTAAAAAATACTATTGAACATCATTTAAAAAATAACCTAGATGATATTAAAGTTGAATCAACTAAACATAAGCCGAAGAAGACACAAAGTGTAGAACGAGTATTAAATAGAGCATTTACACAAGTACTATTTGCAGGCCGGCAAGAAATTCAATTAACAGACGTTCTTATTAGTCTGCTTACTGAAAGAAAAACACCAGCTGTATATCATTTGGAAAAAGCTGGAGTCAAGAAAGAAGACTTCAGTGCCTTTCTTAACGATGAATTCAGCGAAGAAGAATGGGAAGAAGAAGAACTTAGCAGCGAAGCAAAAAAAGCGTTACGTGCATTTACTACAGACTTAAATGCTCAAGTTAAAAAAGGTAAAGTTGATCCAATTATTGGCCGTGCGGAAGAACTTGAAAGCCTTGCACTTGCATTAGGTCGGCGTGCTAAAAATAATGTACTTATGGTGGGCGATCCAGGTGTAGGTAAAACTGCTATTGCAGAAGGACTTGCATTTAATATTGAACAAGACAATGTTCCTAGCTTCCTAAAAGGCTATAAAGTTTATAACCTAGACATTGGTGCTATGCTTGCTGGGTCAAAGTATCGTGGTGATTTCGAAGAACGCTTTAAATTAGTATTACAGGCGCTTACAAAACAAGGCAAAACAATTATGTTTGTTGATGAAGCACACATGATGAGCGGCGCTGGCGCAGGCGGCAGTGGCAATGCTAATGATCTTGCTAACATGCTCAAACCTGCACTTACTAAAGGCGATTTGAAAGTCGTTGCATCGACTACTTGGGAAGAATATCGCAAGTACTTTGAAAAAGATCGTGCTCTTATGCGTCGATTCCAGCGGGTTGTTATCGGAGAACCTAGTTCATCAACTACTAAAGATATTCTTAGAGGTATTAAAAAGTATTACGAAGATTATCATAATACAGAGATTACTGAAGAAGCAATTGAAGCAGCGGTAAAGCTTAGTGTTAAGTATCAATCCGATAAGAAACTTCCTGACAAAGCAATTGATTTGATTGATGTAGCCTGTGCTAGATTTAAAGTTAATGATCAAGACGAAGATAAAGTTGTAACAGAAGCAAGTATTCAATTTGAACTTGCTAAGATGCTAAATCTACCAACTGAGCAAGTAGCAGAACGTGAAACAGAAAATCTACAACATCTTGAAGACAATCTTAAGAAAGTTGTATATGGTCAAGATGAAGCAATTGAATCAATTGTTGATAAAATTCTTGTATCACAAGCAGGACTTAAACCTGAAGATAAGCCTGTAGGTAGTTTTGTGTTTATGGGCCCAACTGGCACAGGTAAAACTGAAACAGCAAAAGCACTTTCAAATAACTTAGGAGTTAAGTTGGTAAGATTTGATATGTCAGAATATCAAGAAAAGCATAGTGTTGCTAAACTAATCGGTTCGCCTCCAGGATATGTCGGACACGAAGAGTCTAGTGGTTTGTTGATTGAAAAATTACAAGAATCACCTAACTGTGTGTTGCTGCTCGATGAAATTGAAAAGGCACACCCTGATGTATCACAAATTCTTCTACAAGTTATGGACAATGGTAAGATCACAGGTTCAAACGGTAAAGAAGCAGATGCTCGTAATTGTATTCTTATCCTAACTACTAACTTAGGAGCAAAAGAAGCAGAAAAGAATACTATTGGGTTTGGTGAAACACAAGAAAACGATTACGAAGATAAAGAGTTAAAGAAGTTTTTTGCTCCGGAATTCCGTAATCGACTAGACGGCACTATTACATTCTCTAGTTTGACTAAAGAAGTAATGATGAAAATTGTTGGTAAGTTCCTTGTTGAACTTAAAAACATGGTCAAAGATAAAGATATTAATATCACAGTGTCAGACGAAGCACTTGATTACTTAGTTGATAAAGGCTTTGATAAGAAAATGGGTGCTCGCCCTCTACAACGTGTAATCGATAAAGATATTAAACGTCCGTTGAGTCGTCAAATTTTGTTTGGTGATCTTAAAAATGGCGGCTCTATTAAAATTGATATCAAAGACGATGCTATAAATTTAGAGGTATTACCGGATGAATCACTTCAAACTGCGAAATCTTGAAACTAAGAAACTACACTATGGCAAGTTTTTGTATAAGCTTGCCATACACAATCCATATGCTCTGTATTTTAGGACAGAATTCCAAAAAGGTAATTTAGAATATATAAAAGAAAAGCTTAAAGACGATCAGATTAACTTTGATACCGGTATGCCTATATATCGTACTATATATAGATCAGAAGTTGCAGTAAGTGATCAAGACTTTTTAGATGCAAAGACAATTTATACACATCTAAAAAGTGGAATCGACTTTAAAGTTAGAGTCGAACGGTATAACGGCTTATGCTTGTATTCTAATGACAAAGGATTTCTTTTAGATCTTTCAGATAAAATTCCAAATAGTGCAAAAGAGTTTTGGAAGCCTAATAAATCTAATGTATCTTCGCTATTAAGTATTAAAAATATTATAATAGTTGATAAAGAACCTGATCTCAAGTACAAAGTTACATTTAACTCTAAACCTATCAATCCTAGTTTTGGAAAATGGTTAAGTGCTAACACTGATAAGAGTAGAGTTGGAAAATATACTCTAGATAATATTTGTATTGGATATGCAAACAATAGCTATATTTTTATTAGAGATACAAAAGTTTTAACTATGATCGAACTTATAGTTGGTCATAATATACGCAAAGTCGAAGAATTAATATACAAGCCTAATATTGATAAATAGTTATATGAGCACAAGTACAACCATATTATCAAATACAACCCATCCTGGCGATAGTACAACTGAAGCTGTTGTGGGAGAAAAGTATAAAGGAGACGGTTACTACGGTCGTAGTGACGGTCTCCACACAGTCCAATATTCATTCTCAGGTTTAACTGGTACTATTAATATACAAGCAACATTATCTGTAGATCCTGCAGACGATGATTGGTTTGATGTACATAGTTATACAGCAATACAAGAGACTGCAAGTAAGATAACAAATTTTACAGGCAATTATGTTTGGATCAGAGCAGTTATTAGTTATACAGATGGCTCAATTAATTCAATTAATTTAAATAACTAAGGTAATACGATGGAACATTTTGTAAGAGTAGTAATGGAAAAACAAGAAGATGCTAACAAGCTAGACGAAAGTATCTTTGCTGAACAAACAATTTATGAAACTGATCAAAATACTACAGTTTATGAATTTGCACTTCCTCGTTTATTAGAAGAGCACGAAGCAGACGAGTATGCTCAAAAGTTAGCTGATTATATGTTTGAAAACGGATTTGAAGACTTTGATATCGAAATCTCAACAGACGATGAAGTAGCTGATGACGAAATTACATACGAGAATGACGATGAGTTTTTTGAAGACTATGGTATTATGTGGTTTAACGAAGACGACGATATTGACGAAGCAGAATATCAAGGTCGTAAAGTTAAACTAGGTAAGCCTATGCAAGGCGATGTTAAAAAGTTTAAAGTTTATGTAAAGAATCCAAAAGGTAATGTAGTTAAAGTTAATTTTGGCGACCCTGATTCAAGAATTAAAAAATCAAATCCGGAGCGCAGACGTTCATTCCGTGCTAGACACAACTGCGATAATCCTGGACCTAGACACAAAGCAAGATATTGGAGTTGCAGAAAATGGTAAAGAAGTCAGAAGCACAATTAATAAGAGAAATGGGCGATCGCCTAGCAAAGATCAACCCTGAAAACGAAGCAGAAGAGCATACTCCGGCAAGACCTTTTTATGTCAAAGTAGAAAAATCTAAAGGGAAGTAATATGGTAAAAATTAATGAATTCTATCAACAACCTTTAGATGATAGCGAATTGCCGTTTGATGTAGTTGATGATATTGCTATCTATATGCGTAACGATCCTATGTTTTATCGTAAAAACTTTTTTCCCGCTGTAATGGATATGAAAGATTGCAACGATAAAGGTTCAAAGTTTAATGCATTAGAAAAACTAATGCCTATTATCAACAAGGCTACAGAATCGTATTGCAAAAGTTATAATATTAACAAACGTCCTGAGGAATTACTGACAGCCGAAGAAAAGAAAACACTCTTAAATAAAATCTATTCAGAAGAAATGACAAATATTCGCAAAGGGACATACTAATGCGTTTTAATGAGTTTCGTATGATCAAAGAAGCAAAGAAACTCGGAAGAGCATTTAACCACTTGGAAGATTTAGTATTCTTTCACGGTACTAAAGGTGTGTTAGAAGCGTTACAACATTTAAGAGATTTAGCATCTGAAAGCGGAAGTCAGTCTATTCGTATGAAGTGGGACGGCAATCCTCAAATTTATTGGGGACGTGAGCAAGCAGGCGGTCCATTAGTACTATCAGGTCACAACGGTTGGGCTAGAGGTGCGGCTACTTCAAGTCCAGAAGAAGTAGCTGATTTTATTGCAAACAAGTCAGGCTCTCCTAAAACAGATGACGAAAAAGCAGCTAGACAAAAGTTTGCACAACAGTTTGCAGATCTATATCCATTGTTTGATCGTGCTACTCCAAAAGACTTTGAAGGGTTTGTATATGCAGACGGACTGTTTTTATCGCAGCCCGAACTAAAGGATGGCGTTTATACATTCTGTCCTAATCCCAAGTCACAAACTTGCTATCACGTTAAAGCAGATAGTGATTTAGGTAAGCGTATTAAACAAGCAAAAGTAATGGTTGTTGGACACGCTTTCTTTCCAGAGTTCGGAATGGATGATAGTTCGCAAAAACCTAAAAATGATTTTAGTGAGTTTGATAGTAATCCTGATTTAATTGTATTAGGACCAGTTTATAATAAAAAGCCTGTCGAAGTTGATACTTCTAAGCTAGATAGTCTAGAAAGATTCGCCAAAGCTAACGCTAGTCTTGTTGATGAATTTTTAAAAGAAGTAAAAGGTCTTAGTGATCTAAAGAATATTATTTACACATATGTAAATCAAACAGCAAAAGCAAAACAACTTGACAATTTAAGTGAAAAACATTTCTTCCAATGGCTAAAAAATAGTAAAGTTAGTCAAAATAAACAAAATAAAATTTATGAATTAAACCAAAGTGCTAAGGGTGCTTTGGATAAAATCTTTACACTTGTAAAAGAAATACAAGTAGTAAAGGATTCTATAATTGATCAAGTTGAAGGCGAACAAGGCGACATTTGGGACACCAATGGCGAGGGAAGAGTTAGATACGCTGACCAAAACAAACAGTTTGGTAATGTCAAACTTGTTCCAAGAAAAAGATGGACACCAGGCTAATGTTATTAAGAGAATTATTTGAAGCAGAAGAAACAGTAGGTATCATATTTGGTAGATTTAATCCTCCCCATCAAGGACATAAAGCAGCATGGGAAGAAGCAGCTAAAAATACTTACTGGTATGTAGGAACAAATAAAAGTACTCAGGGTCCTAAAGATCCGCTTCCTTTTGATGTAAAGATACAAGCAATGGAAACTATTTTGCCTAGCATAAAAGGACACATTATTCCAGAACAAACATGGTGGAGTCTTGCTGCCGCAGTATATAAAAAACATGGCGAAATTGATCTAAAAGTAATTACAGATGAAAACGATGCAAAAGTTTTTGTTCCTGGATTACAAAAATCAAATGGCGTAGAAAGCAAGCACGGTTACTATAAATTTAAAAGTATCGAATGGCAGCAAGCACCTCGTGTATCAAGTGCTACCGAATTACGAGCAGCAGTTGCAAATGACGATCCAAAAGCATTTGCAAAAGCAGCAGGTGTACCGGCAGATACAAAAGTTGCTGGAGAACCATTCTTTGATCTAGTAAAACATTATCTCGGACAGCAAACTAAAAAAGAATCATTAGATGAAGCACAAATGGGTGATGTAATACCTTTTAAAAAATCAAATCCTGCTAATCCACATTTAGACAAAGATGCTCTTGATACTTGGAATAAAGAACGAAATCAAAAAATGGC